GTGGCCTTGACGATGCACTTCATCGCGACCTTGCCTCCGAGCCCGTTCGCGTCCGTGTTGAAGTTGCGCACCTCGAAGTCGACGTCGAACGCGGTGCCGAGCGCGAGCCCAGCCGACGACAAGTCGAACGTCGCGAGCACGATCACTGGCGCGGGCGACGTGTTGCTCGGGCTGCCCGTGTAGAACCTGATCTCAAGCAGCCACACGGGCGACGCGCCATTGTCGTACACGACGCACGCCATGTACCCCGAGCGGTTACTGGAAACCGCGCCACGGAAGTTCGGATTCGTCCCGCTGAAGCCGACGCGCAAGGCGACCCCGAACTCGCGCACGACACCGGCCTCGCCCGAGATCGGCTTGAAGTTGATCTTGCGATGCTGCCCGGTTTCGAGCGCGGGGCGCGACGATACATACCAGCCGTAATGAGGCGAACCAGTCTGCGCGGTGATGTCGATGCCGACGGTGATCGCGTCCGCCGTGTTGTCGTGCTTCATCGTATCGTAGAAGCCTGGGCCGACCGTCTTCGATTGACCGTCACCCGACCACGCCGTCATGAGCGACCGCCCCGTCACGGCGGCGACCGGCGTCTGTTCATCGTCGAACTTGTTGCGACCGGCGTATGCGTTCCACCTGTTGAAGATATCGCGCATTACGACGGCACCACTCAGCGGTGCGATCTTGAACCAGTCGACGCCGATGGCCGACGTGTCGCTGCCCGCGTTGTGCATGCACGCCGCGCCGAATCCGCAACGACCGACGCCCGTGAACGGTGACGACGAATCGACGACCGTCCCAAGGAGGATCTCGTTGCTGCGGTCGTCCGTCTTGTACAGCTTGATCTCGACCTCGGTGCCGCCCGTGATGTCCTCGCACGTCATGCGCAACGGGCCAATGTGGTTGACGTTGTTGTTCAGCAGGTCGTCGTCGTAGTCGTTCAGCGATACGTTGTGATCCCAAAGGATCGACGTCACCGCACCGCTGACGACCTTCAGTAGCCACAGCCTGCGCGGTTGACCGGCGCGCTTGTCAACGTGGACGAAGAAGTACCCGTTGACGTCGTACAGCACCGCATCGTCCGCGCTCGTATTCACGGGCGACGAGTCGGTCGGCGGATCGAGGAGCGTGCCGCCGGTAACGCGAGCGCAGATACCGTATCCCTTCAGGTGACCGTCGGGCGGATCGCCTTCTGCAATGTAGTGGTTCGGCGCGATCGCGACGTTCACGTCCTGCATCACCGTCGCCGCGTTACGCGCGAGCGTCCAGCAGATCCAGTCACTATTGCCCGGACCCGACGTCTGCTGCGACTCCTCGCTCGGGTGGAACACCGCGCGCCCCATCATGCCGACGACCGGGTGAGGGAACGCCTGATAGGCGTCGTGCAGCGTGCCCCATCCCTGGAAGGCGGCGGTCAGGTATCCGGTCGCGCCGTCGATCCTCCACGGCAGCATGTTCATGTAGAGCGAGGGCGAATCCCCGTAGTCCTCGGCGGTCGCCGCGAACGTGTCGCCGGTCGGAAGTATCTGATCGGGGAAGAGTAGAGCCATGTTGTTCACTCCAGGCATATCAACCCCGAGCCGCCTGTCGCACGCCTTCGATTAGATCGCGGCTGCTGCCGTCGATGAGCTTCGCAGCGACGCCCGCGACGATCTCGGGCATGCGCTGAAGAACCGCGTCGCCCGCGCGCTCAGGATCGGGCGACGTGATCTCGAAGTTCAACGAGACATTGTTGTCGCCGCCTCCACCTCCGTTCGCCGTGCTCCCGACTTCCGCGCGTACGGTGCGGGCGATTCGAGATATGAATTCGTCCTGCCCCGCGAACGGGACGCCGCCGCCTTCCAGCGGAACGAACAGTTCAGACTTGCCGGGCACCTCGCCGAACAGCCCGAGCGTCGGCTGACTCACGACGCCGCCGCTCGCGAACGAACGGGTCAAGACGCCGCCGTCCGCAAACTGCGGGGGCAGTACGTCAACGCCGGGGAGGGCGGGCGCTCCAGCGGCGGCAGACCCGGCTTGACCACCCAGGGCGGCTGCGCTGAATATGCTGGACAGGAATCCGCCGTCGTCCGTTAGCGAGCCAGCAGCCATAGTGGTCGTGAGGGCTGTAGTCGCAGTGGTGAGCGCGATCGTGGCAGTCGTCTGGGCGCTGATACCCAGGGTCAGCGACGTGGTCGCGGCGATTTGCTCGACCTCCACGGCATCGTCGACGCCAAGCCCCAGGCTCCCGAGGAGACGAATGGTCAGCTCCTCGGTAGCCAGCGCGGCGAGGTCGGCGGTGAACGCCTCAAGGGCCGCGCTGCCGTCCTCGAATCCGTCCGCTATCGAACGTCCCAAGTTGCTGCCGAAGTTCGCGGTCGCGCCCGCGATGTCGCGGGCAAAATCTGCCCCGCGCTCTGCTGCGGTGCCGAGTTCTTCGCCGACCTGACGCATACCTTCAGAGAAGCCCTCGCCGAAGGTGCCGTCCTCCATGATCTTTCGGACGCGCTCTGCCTCGTCGGAGATCTCCTGCTGGACGACCCGATCCTCTTCGTGAACGCGCAAGCGTTCGAGGTCGATGAGGAGACGCTGCGCGAGCGAACTAAGCTGACGCCCCGCGAGTTCGTCGCCGATGTCTGCGCGCTGCGCCTCGATCGCCGCGACCTGCGCCTCGTTGCGAAGAAGCAACGCCTCGCGGGATCCCATGTACTCGCTCGTCAGATCGGCTTCAAGCTGGCGCGCGTTCGCGAGCGCGGAGCTATAAACGTCGAGCACGCGACCGGCCTCGATCTCGGCGTCGTTCATCGCCTTCAGCTCGGCGACGGTTAGCCCGATGTTCGCGATGAAGCCGATGAGCGACGCGGCTGCGCGATTTGCGCCTTCGGTGAACTCTCCGTCGTCGAACCCCGCCTTGAGCTTGACGGCGGCGTCGGCTTGAAGCAGCTTGATCTTGCGCGCACGCTCGTCGAGGATCGCAAGCTCGGCAGCGGCGACCTCGTCCGTTTGCTTCTGAAGTTTCGCGAGGTCTTTTCGTTTCTCGTCCGTCGACTTCGCGCTCTGCTCGATCAGCAGCTTGCCCGCTGCGACTTCCTCCGTGATCCCGTTGAGCTTCTTCTTTCGCAGCACCTCGATCAGCGCGAGTTCCTTGTCGAGCCCGGTGAGCAGTTGCGCGTGCAGAGCTTCGAGACGTAGAGCCCCGTCGACGTTGCCCTTCGCCGCCTCGTTGATCTCGTTGAAACTCGAAGCGCCCTCTTCGCCTAGCGTGCCGAAGTCCTGCGTCAAGCGAAGGATCCCATCGCCGTACGTCGACAGAACCGGGAGCAACCTACCCTTGATCGTTTCGCCCAGATCATCTCCGACGATCTTCGCGCCAGCCTCGACGACCTTGAAGATCGGAGTCAGGAATCGCTTACCCTCTTTCGTGACCCCCTGATCGAACCCTTGAAGCATGCGCTTCACGCCATCCTCGCCGACGACGATCAAGTCGTTCGCGAGACGCTCGTCGAACTTCAGCCTTCCCGTCAGCTCGATCGCGGTGTCGAAGCGCCCGCGCCTTTTCGCGTCCTTGATCGCGACCTCAAGAGAGTCCTTGAATTTAGGACCGATGCCGACCCCGATGTCGGCGTCCGAGAAGTCGAAGAGATCGAAGACGAGAGCTTCCAGCGCGTCCTTGTCGAACTCTGCGCCGACCTTCGTCAGCTTCTCGAAGCGCGCGACGAACTCGTCAAGCTGCTTTTGTCGCGGCCCGTCAAGCTCACCGGTGGCGGCGGCGAGTTCGCGCAGCTCGGCAGCGAGCCCGCCGAGGAATGCGACCTGCGTTTCAGGCAGCGCGTCGCCGACATCTGCGAGCGTCGTCCGAAGGTGCTCGCCGATCTCGCGGAACACTTCGGCACGAACGTCGGGGACGACGGGCACTTCGAGCACGATCTCTTGATCGTCGAGCTGCACCGTGTCGAAGAGGCGGTCCACCGCATCGCCGAAGTCCTGCACGCCCGTCTGATCCAACTTCGTCTCTAACTTGATCGCGAGCGTCCTGCCGAGATCCTCCTGACCGACGGTCGCGATCACGGTGACGAGGTCGGAGATTTCGTCCGCAGAGAACCCGGCAGCTTCGCCCAGTCGGATCAAGCCCTCGGTCGTAGCGGCCAGCTCTGTCGGCTCGTCGATGCCGAGCAGTTCCTGCGCGAGGTCGAGCGTGTCACTCGTCGCGATCGAGATGCCTTCGGCGAGAGCCTTCACGCCGTCGACGGTCAAGAACACCGTGTCGAGAAACCCCTCGCCGACCGTCGCGAGCACGTTGCCGAACACCTTGAGGGCGTCGAGCGCGCGCTTGCCGCTCGACTGCTGGATGCGATCGAACGACTGCGCTGTCGACCCGAGGCGATCGTCGAGCGACGCGAGCTTGTCGGACAGAAGCTGCGACTGGTCGCCGGTCAGGGCAAGGAAGCCCGTAACCGCACGGATCTCGACCAGCATCTCGCGGATCGCAGTCGTGTCGCCATCGAGTGCGATGAAGATGTCCTGCAACGTGTCGGCGAATCCCTGCCCCGACAGGTTCGCGCGGTCGAAGCCCTTGCCGAGCTTCGAGCGGAACAGGTCGTCGATCTTGTCGCCGCTCTTGATCAACTGAATGAAGACGGCGTTCAGCTTCGTGATCGCCTCGTTCGTGTTGATGCCCTGCGCGGTCATCGCGGCGATCGCACTCGCGACGGTCGCGAAGTCGACGCCAAGCTGCGCGGCAAGCGGCAGCACGCTACCGATCGAAGACGCAAGCTCGCCGGTCGTCGTCTTGCCCTCGAAGACCGCCTTCAAGAAGACGTCAGATACGTCGGCTGCGTCCGACGCCTCAAGACCGTACGCGTTCAGCACGGACGTCAACCCGTCCACCGCGACGTCGACCGTCGTGAGGCCAGCGACACTCAGCCGCGTCGCGACTTCGAGCAACTCAAGCGCATCGGTCGCGTCGGTGACTCCTGCCGAGATCGTCTGATACAGACCCTTCGCGACTTCGGCTTGCGCGACGCCCATCGCGAACGCCAACCGACGCACGCCCTCCTCCATCTGCTCGGACTCTTCCGCCGACGCGTTGATCAGCGTGCCGACTTCCGCGAGCGAGAGCGACAACTCGGTGCCAGCCGTCGCGGCTTCGCGCAGCACGGCAGCGATCGCGAGGAAGGGCACCGCCGTCTTGAGCGCGGCCCCGAGCCCCGCGACAGCCGTCTTCGCCGTCGACGCTGACGTAGCGATCGTGCCCATCGCCGTGCTCGCTCCGACGGCTGCCGACTTCGCGCCCGTCTCGATCTCCTTGAACGCGCGTCTGCCCTTCTTGCCAGTCGCTTCCAGCTTCTTCGAGAACTTGCCGAGCGTGTTGCCCGACAGATCCCTGATCGCGATCTCGACGTCCAGCCGTGTCGATGCCTTGACCATCAGGTCACTTCGCTTTCTTTCGTGACGCCTCGCGCTCTTCGTCTTCTTCGAGCTGCACCTGCGACCGCTCTGACTCGAACAGCTCGACCAGCGAGATGAACGTCGGGCTCTGCTTTTCCATGCCGCCAGCCACGGGGAACTCGTTCGACCGCTTGAGCCATGAGTACGCGTTCGCGCCGTCGATCATCTCCGGGGTCTTGTAGTGACCGGGACATCGGTGCATGTAGACGAACCCCGTCGGGGGCGCATCGGGATTCCCAGGCGGCACGCACTTCTCGCACATCTCCGTCGTCGTGTTGTCGCCGTCCCCAGAGACGATCACCCTCGCGCCGTGACACGACGTGCAGGTGATCTTCCATCTTGGAGTCTCCGTGGGCGCGTCGCATCCCCAGCGTTCCCGAGTCGTCTGCATGTCCGCAGGTAGCTTCTCCGCGTCCGCGCGCCTGCCTCCACATTCGGTCGGGCATCTGGGAAAGCCTCGCTCTACGAATCCTCTGAGGACGGCGCGAGCTTTTCCACGTCGGACGCCACGACGAGTACGCGCGACTGAAGCTCCTCGGACATCTCGCGCTTGACGGGCCACGGTATGCGCGAGAGCGTATCGTCCGACACTCGACCGGCTGCGTCAGTCTCGAAGCCGACGGCGTTTCCGGTTTCGGGGTCGGTCATCGGATGATCGTCGTCGATGCCGACGAGGCACGCGCGAACGAGCAGGTCGATACGCGAGCCGACTGCAAACTGATGAAGGCTGCCCGACATCCTGATCGAATCCATCAGGCGCGTGCAGGTCGCGTGATCGGGCGTATCGAGAAGGAACCACGTCTGCCGATCCTCGTCGACGCCTTCGTCGTCAGAGCATACCCACCGAAACCCCTTCTCGGGGCGAACTGCGAAAACCATTGAACATCTCCTTGCGGGTGAGAGTTTTGAAGAGAGCGAAGCGACGGTCGACGTCTTTGCACGCCGACCGTCGCCCGTTACGAACCGGGGATCATGCGCTCGTCAAGTAGAGCAACGTGAACTCGTTGTCGTCGGTGATGGTGCGCTCGCCGCCCGTCGCGCGGAACGCGATCGAGCGGGCCATGCGTCCGTTCTTGTCGGTGACCGGAGCGCCAGTAGTTTGCAGCGCGGGCCACGTCAGGATGAACTTGTTGCCGAGCGCGGTGCCGACCTCGACATCGAAGTTCGCGAGGGTTCCGTCCTGCCACTTGCCGACCCAGGGGAACACCGACTCGGGCGTCGCCTCGGGGTCCATCGTGCCAGTGCCAGACCGTCCCGTGGTCACGACCTCGCGCAAGCCCGTCGCGGACGACGCGCAGAAGACGTCGTTCAGCTCGTTGCCGAAGTCGTACGTCAGCGCCTCAAGGCACGGCGCATAGTCATCATCGGTCGTCGTCTTCGCGGGCAAGCCGATCGTCATCACCGCCGAGTTCCACACGGGCGCGGTCGTGAAGTCGAGCGACACGGCGGAGATGTTCGCGACATCGCCGACGGCGTCGAGCGCACCGCGACCCGTTACCTGTACCTCGGCGGGTCGGTTCACCGCGAGGCTGAACGAGCAATTCGTGCGCATGCCCTTCGCGGTCGTCGCGATGCCGTCTTCGTACAGTCGGCAGGAAAGCGAGTGCCCCTTCGTGTAAGTCTGCGCCGACGCGGCCCCGACGGTCTGATACGTCGCGTCGTACGCGCCCGGCCCAAGGAGTTCGAGCACCTCATCGTTATCGAACGCGATGTTGTTCAGCGGCAGGAACTTCAGGGTCGTCCCGGCAGCCGCGAGATCCTCGCTCACGCGTCCCATCGCTCCAGTGTCGACACCTCGGAACGTGTCGCCAGCCGTGGGCTCGGGAGACACGGCAGCGACGACCGTCATCGACTGCTCGACGACGCTCGTCGGGGTCCACGCGAAGCCGCCCACCGAGTTCGTATTCGTACTCGTCGCGACCGCGCCACTCGGCGCACTTAGCGCGCCGTTGGTTATCGCCCCGGTGATCGGCGTGATGTACAGCGACGTCTCTCCGTTGTGGCACTCCTTGAGCACGCGCCCGGTGCCCGCCGTTCCCGTTACGATCTCGCCCATGATAAATGGGCCGGTGCCGCTCACGGCACCGATCGTCAAGATCGTCAGCGGTTCTTCGACCATCATCGCCGCTTGGAGCAGCGGCGAGAAGTTCGGAGCGCCATCGGCGACCTCGCCGCCGGATGTCCCCTTCAGGTCGAACGTCGCGTCGAGCACGGCTGTCTTCGCTCCGACTTGGTTCGGCGAGGGCGTGAAGCCGTCGCGGAGAAACTCTTGTTCGAGCGATTCGATCTCGGGTACGAGGCTCGCGTTCTTGAGGAGCAGCGTGGCGTTCGCGGCGGATGTCATCGAGCCCGCCGGGATGACCGACGCAACGTCCTCCGCCTTGATCGCCAGTTGCTTCTTACTTGTGAAAAGCGGCATGTTGTTTCCTTCTACGAGGCGTTGACAGACGGGTCTGTCGTGGAGTGACGGTAATGCGCCGTCACAAGAATTTGACCGATACCGACACCGTCGGTTTCGTCGTACATATCCTCGCGGTCGGGTTCGACCCATGTGGCCGTGAGCGCGAGTTGGTTGTCGAGTTCGATCGCGTGAGCGATGTCCTTCATGAGATCGGCGAGGGACGTCTTCCACGTCTCGCCGCCCGCCGTCGACACGATACCGATACAGGCGATCGCGACGTCGTGCGCGACCGCGCCATAACATTCCTGGTGATCCGACTTGTCCTCGCCGGGCACGATGAAGATCGCGGGCGTCGGGGTGCCGGTGATAATCGCCTCGCCCTCCCAGAGATGGACGCGGTTCGCGACGTTCGTCTTATATGCGACGCCGTCGATCAACTTCATGCGCGTGACGAGGGCGTCGAGCATCGTTCGCTGAACGGACGTATCTGCGGGCCACGCCACTACAGCACCTCCTCCAACTGAAACGACAGGCGCACCTTGCCGTGACCCGACTTCGTGGAACGAATGTCGGGCTGACGGGCGAAGCAGACCTCGAACGAGTCGCCAGTATCGGGCGCGGTGAAGTCGATGTTCTTGACGCCCCCCGACGTGAGCTTGTGCAGGAGCACGATGTAGTCGGCATATCCTTCGCCGACCTCGCCCGACCATTCGACGAGGCGACGACCGCGCTCGTAGACCGCGCGCTTCGCTGCGAATCCCTGGGCGCGATCAGATCCGACGGTCGCGCGCTCGATCGTCGTCGTGAGCGGGAACGGAAAGCAGGTGTCGAAGGCGTAATCAGCCACGGCGATTCCCCTCGATGTTCCTCAGCGCGCGGTTCGCGGCGGAGAGGAAGCGACGCTCGCCGTCGGCGCGGACCTTCGGCGAGTTGAACACGTTGACGAAGTACGGGCGCGCGGGGACCTCGACCTCGTCCTTCAGGATCGCGAGGTACTGTAGCTTCTTCTTCTTCCCCCGACCGACCTTGCGCGCGATGATCGCGTTGCCAGCCTTCGACGTGGTGATGAACGTGTTCGACACGTTACGGAGATTCTTGAATCGGACGTTACCTGCGGGCGTGAGGTTATCGGGCAGCGGGATGGCGAGCGCACCGCCCGGTCGCGCTTTGATCACGCCGCCCGGCAGGCCCTTCGAGCCGTCATGTACGAGACGCGCGTACGGCGTACGCGCGTTGCCGACGGTCATGCGAAGGCGCAGCGACGATAGCTTGCGCCCGTCCTTGCCGATGATCTTGTGCCTGAGCGAGCGCGACAGCGTGCCCGATCGGATGCCCAGCTTGGTCACCGACGCCGTCCTGCGGAACGGGCCGATACGATTGCCGCGTGCGAACCCTTTGAGCACCTCGCCCTCGAAGAACAGCGCGTGTCGCTCCATCGCCGCGATCATCTCGATCTTGAGCTTCTTCGGCGCACGACGAATCGCTTCGGAGATCTTCTTCGAGTTGTCCTTGTAGCTGGCGCGTACCACTAGAAGCCACCCCCGCGCGCGATCGCGTGCAGGTGATCCCGCACTTCGCGTAGCAGCCCGAACTCGCCCGTGTACGTTGCGTTCTGCCCCGCGCCCGAGTTGACGCTACCTCCGAGCGCGCGACGACGTGACAACGTGTAGCCGACCTGCATGTCACACTTCTCGGCAAGCTCGGGCTCGTTCGAGATCGCGTTCGCCGCGTCGGTGCCCCACCCGCCCGTGTACATGACCTGCACATAACCCGGCGCGTAGTTCGTCTCGAAGTCGAGCATGACCGTGCCGTTCACGACGTCGAGTACATAGTCCGTCGTCGCCTGCGCGGCGACGTCGGTGAAGTCCGTGTGCGACGAATACTTGATCTCGGAGATCGCGGTCACGGGCTTCGCGTCGATGGTCAGCCGCTTCGCGAACCTGTTGATCTTGTAGACCTCGGTCCTCGACGCGATCAGTCCGTGCAGGTTCGTCTCGCGACAGAACCGCGCGGACACCGACGAGATGAGCTGGGCGATCAGCGTGTCGTCGGACGTGTCTGCGACGGCGTCCGCGCCCCGCAGCGACTTGACTCGCGTGGGGGTCGTGAGGTCGACGGGCTGAAGCGGGTTCGTCAGGTTCATCGCGATCAGTCGTCGCTGCGCTTCCGCCGCTTGGCGCGTGCGCCCCTGGGAGCCTTCGTGTCGGCCTCAGGATCGAGCCCGTCGTCCGAGTCGGATTCGCTGGCCGGAGGCGACACGGCGGCAGCCACGGGCGCTGGCGACGCCGTACGCGTCCCGAAGTCGTGCGTCAGGTACGAGCTGTGGGACACGCGGCACGGGTGGCCCTCGGGGATCGACTCGCCCGGCGAGAAGTTGCGCCCGCCGCACTCGAAGGTACGACCGCGCCTCACCTTCAACGGCATCATGGCGATGCCTTCCGGCATGCGCGGCCCGTCGGGCTCGCTCTCGCTCATGCGCTTGATGTCGTCACTCATCTGAACCACCTTCTGGAGAGCGGTCGACCGACTCCGGCTCCGCGCCCGACGCGGCGGCTGCCGCCGACGCCGAGATGCGGCTCGTCGTCTTCTTGCGGCTCTTCTTCTTCGCCTGCCTCGGGGCCGAATCGGCGAGCGCCTCCTCAGGCGTCATGCCGGGATCGCCCACGGCGTGGCGCAGCTTGTCGCGCATGTAAGCCGCCGCGCTCGGCGACGGCTTCACGGGCGGCGGGGCACCCTTCAGCATCCCCGACGACATCACCTCGACCTTGTGCATCTCGTCGTCCAGCGACGATCGCTCAAGGTCGTTCGTGACGATGATGATCTGGTTCGCAGCGGCCCAGCACGTCTCGGACGGAAACAGCCCCCACGCTCGGGGGAAGTGAACCGCTCGACCTGCGCGCACTTTGTAGCTCATGCCGAGTGCAGCCTTCGGCAAGCCGTTGTCGTTTCGTGTCGCCATGTGCTTCTATCCTCGTTTCGTATGCGGGTGGATAAAAGCGGGGGGGGCGAGGAGCACTCGCCCCCCCCGCGTCGCGTATCGGATCAGACGGAGAACGTCGCGTCGTTCGCGGACGTCATGTCCACCGAGCCATCCTTCGGGCTGGACAGCACGAACGACGCGCTGATAGCGGTCGTGCCGCCTGCCCCCGAGTTGTAGACGGCGCGGATGAACTCCGGCTGCTGTTCGAGGTCGATGACGCCCCAGAAGATCGTGTCGTCGTCGGTCGCCGTTACGGTGATCGACGCGCCCGCGATCGGGTTCGCCTCGTACGCGGCGTCGACGTCCGTCGCCGACATCTCGATCGTGAGGGTGCCGTCGGCGGATGCGCCGACGGTGCCCGTCGTGACGACGACCATGCAGCGCCGCCACCCGACGGTCGAGAAGCCTGCGCCCTCGACCTCGGTGGATAGCGCGATGACCTGGGGAGAGATCGACGCGCGGACGTTCCTTGTTGAGCCCGGATCTGTGCGGACCATGAGTTAGCTCCTTAGTTTCTGTTTCGTTGAAGAGTTGGAGGTCGTCGAGGTCTGACTAGATGCCGGTGACGTCGAGGCCAGTTGCGAACGAGAATGCGGTCGGCTGCTCGATCGCGACGTCGATTTCCATCGCCGCGAGCAGAGCGGCCTGACGCGCCTTGAAGGTGCCGTCGGCCTCGGTGGTCATCTCAAGGGTGAGGTTTCCGAAGGTGACGATCGTCATCCAGTCGAAGTCCCCGAAGATGAGGTCTGAGGTCGCCGTGCTGTCAAGCAGCGACGTCGCGGCGAACGGGTAGCCGATCACCTGAGTCTCAGCGCCCTCGCTGAAGATCTTGTGCGGGACGGTCAGGTGTACGCCGGTCGTGGCTTCCGAGCTGATCGAGCGCATCGCGCGCTTGACCGTGAGGCCCATCGCCCAGCCGGGCGAGACAGCGCCGTCGAGAGCTTCCGCTTCGGCGACCTTCTCCTCCATCTGAAGCAGACCCTCGTAGAACGAGGCGAGCACGTTCGCGCCAGCGATGTGCGAACCGAAGGCCACGCCGTTACCCGACGGGATCGAGTTCGCCAGACCGCGCGGCTCACCGTCCGCCCCGGTGCCCTTGAGCGCCCAGGTATTCCAGGTGATGCCGATCTCGCGAAGCATCCGAGAGCGAATGCGCGACTCGGCGTTGACGCCAAGCTCGAAGAACTTGCGCGACCCCTTGAGGTAGCTCACCGCCGCATGACCTTCGAGGCGCATGTTCTGGTACGCGATCTCGGAGGTCGTCGCGGGCGCGGCGTTCTCGGCGACCGCCTCGGTCGTCGGGACGCTCGTCTCGATCGGGATCTCGACGACGCTCACGCCGCCGCTGTCCATCGTGTTCGCGCCGAGCTTCTCGGTGATGAGTCGCGGTCGCAGCTTCTCGATGAACTTGTCGTGCCAGACGGCGTTCGGAACGATGAAGCCGCCCTTCGTGCCGACGGTCGTGTCCTGAGCGTACCGCTCTTCGCCGTCAAGCTCACCGCGCGCGGCGTCCGACATCTCCCACTCCATCGGAGCGAGGCTGCGGTCGCCGTGCAGCAGCGACTTCGTGATGCGACCCACGGAGAACTCCTGTCCCTCATGCGTCGCGTCTTCGGAGCCGGGCACCATGCCACGGCGACGCTTCTTCTCGACGGCCTTGAGGCGCTCGTCGTATTGCTCCATGCCGACCTTGATGGCCGTGAGGGCCTCCGACTGGGAGGCGAGCCCGTTCTCGACGGCAGCGCCGACGAGTTTGGCAAGGCGCTCCTCCGCTTGCTTCCGGGTCTTCGCCCGAAGTGTGACCTGAGTCATGTCTGTTTCCTTCGTTGATGTTTCGGCGGAATGCCTGTTACTCGGCGTCGGCGAGCGCCTCGATCTCTTCGTCGGTGAAGAGGCCGATGTAGATGCTCTCGTCGATGCCTTCGGGTTCGCCGTCGCCGTGCTCGTCGAGCGCGACATCGGTGGTCTTTTCTTCTTCGTCCTCGACGTCGTCGAGGCCGAACATCTCGATCAGCGGATCGGCCTGAGCGACTCGCGCTTCGAGGGCTCCGACGCGGTCGAGCAGAGCGGTAAGCTCCTCGGCGAGTTCGACGACCCGCTCGACGCCGCCGTCGATCTTCGTCACGGGCGCGACCGCGACTTGGGGCGTCTCGGCCACCGGGGTCTTCTCGTACGCGATCTCCTCCTCGTCGGCGGCGATGTCCTCGCTCAAGGCTTCCGCCTCGGCTTCGTCGAAGCTCTCGCTGCCGTCGTCGTCGAGGTCGTCCTCGTCCTCGATCACGCGGCCCCCCTCGTCGATCGCGTACCACTCGCCGCCGCCGAGCGTGATCTGGAAGCGGTCGTCAGACTCGCAGCCGACGACGTGATCCATGAACTGCTGAATCATCTCCTCGTCGTACACGCCAGCCTCGCGCCACTCAGCGATCGTCGCGTTGAGCTTGCGGCGGCGGGACATCGCGTCCTCGTCCGACTCGCCGTACATGACGAGGGCCTTCTCGTCGCGACCGACGTCGACCGCGCTGAACTCCGTCGCGCGCGTCTTGTCGTACACGATCGACCCCTGGTCGACGCCGTACTGCTTCTCCTCGCGCCCGTTCGGCAGGCGTGATTCGAGAATGCGGAAGCCCATCGACCCGGCGGGCATCGAGCCATTCAGCACGGCGGCGTGGATCATGTCGGCGAACGGGTTGTCGCCCTCGGGGGTGAAGCGCACGTCGCCGAGCCATGCCTTGTGACCGTCGGGCGTCTTGCCCTTCACGACCTTCGGCACGTTCCCGAGCGGCGGCTGGGGGATCGCGCTCTTGCCGTGCATGAACAGGAAGGGACCGCCGCGATCTCGGAACTGCGAGAAGTCCATGCCGTCGCGTAGCGGCAGGTCTTTGAAGTTGCCGATCGCGTGCTCGCTGATCATGACGTAGCGGATCGGGTCGCTGAACTTGTCGGCGGTCGACTTCGGCGCGACGTACGAGACGTTCGCGTACCTCACGAACTCCGACTCGCCGCGAATCTTCAGCGCCTCTTCGACGGGGATGTCGGCGAACTCTTCGCGGGTCGCGGTGCCAGCGGCGTAACGCTTCGCAAGATCGAACCAGCGTTTCGAGATGTATGCCATGATCTATGCCTTCTTCTTCGCCGACTTGAGCGGCGTGAACTTGTGAACGCGGAACGCGCAGCGGCAGTTGACGACCTCGCCAGCGGGCGCGTTCTCGTCATGCGGATACCGCAGCCCGTTCGAGAACTTGCTCCCGAGCTTCACGCGGGTGCGGTGTACCTTGAGGTGGGAGTCGCGGGTCACGTTGTCCCCGACCGCGAGCCACTCGATCTCGCTCACGACCTCGCTCGCCTTCATCTGCGTGAAGCGCGCGCCGTTCTGGGCGATGCCCGTCTCGGTGCGAGCGATCGCGTTCGCGCGAGCCTCCTTCGTTCCGAACACTCGACGAAGATTCTCGGTGAGCTTCGGAAGAGATCGCTGCACCATCTCACTCAGCAGCATCTTCTTGCCGCCCGGAGACGAGAGGCCCTTGAGCAGATTCGATCGAACCGTCTTCGCGAGCGTACCGGTCACGCCCTCGGTCAGCGCCACCTGATGCGACGCGAGGAAGTTGACGACCGACGGATCGGTGACGGTGACGAAGTTGCCGCCGATCGCCCCGAGGTCGCGGGCCGTCTGGCGCAGCGCCTCCTCGAACAGATCGCGAATCACCGCTCGCGTCTTGCGATCGAGGGACTCGGCCCACGTCTCCTCGTTGAGAAGTAATGCCTCGATGTCGTCTTCGGTCAGGTCCGACGCGAGGATGCGCTTCGTCAATGACAGCCCCGCGTTCTCGCTGTTCTTCGACTTCGACGCGATCTTGCGCAGCTTCGCGATCTGCGCCTTCTCGAACGCACCCAGCCACGAACTGATGCGCGCGCGCAGCTTCGGGTCGGGCTCTATCGAGAGCCCGTACGTCAACGCGTTGTCGTCGCCGTCGCCGAGGCGCAGTTGTGCGGACGTCCCGAAGTCCGTCGATGCCGCCAGCGCGGGAGCATGTCGCCCCGGACCTTGAGCTTCAACGGCTTCGAGAACATCAAGGCTCGCGGAGATCAGCCGGGTGTCACCGCCCTCTGTAGTATCTTCAGCCTCGATGCCGAGTTCGGCTTTGGCTTCGTTGTAAGAGACTCCGACACCCTGCGCGGCGATATCCGCCGCGACCTTGAGCTTGTCGCTGCTGTCCTCTTGCAGCGCCTTGACGTTCGACGAGTCGAAGGTCGCGCGCAGCGTAACCGCTCGCAACTCTCCGAGCTGCGGCGACAGGCGACCGATGAACTTGTGCTGGACGATGTCGATCGTGAGGTCGGCGAACGCGAGGATCCCGTTCGGGCCGGTCCACATCTCGCGATGGGCCGTCTCGATGTTGTTGTACGTCGCGTCCGTGTACACGCCGATGACCGGAGGCGGCACGCCCATCCCCGAGCAGATCGCGTCACGCGTCCACTCGAACATGCTCATGTACTCCATGTCCTTCGGCTTCGTCGTGTTCGGCACGAACTTCGCCTTGCGATCGAGCAGCTTGTACCGACCGGCGTCGTCGCTGTTGAACTGTTCGTCGGCCTCGTCTTGTCGACGCTGAAGCTCACCCGACGTCAGGCGCTCGTCGAAGATGATGAAGCCGCCGGGGTCGCCGCCGTTGCGCACCGAGCTGTCGAGGTAGCGCATCCCCTGGAAGTACAGGTCGACCTCGCGGAACAGCGCCTTCACGTCGCCGAGTCCGCGCACCGGGTTGTCGGGATCGTAGTCGCAGAAGTGAACGACCTCGGTGCGATGGAAGACCTCGCTGTACTGGATCGAGTTGCCCTTGCCGCCGAGCGGGAACCTGAACCACTCGGGCATGCCGAGCTTGTCGACTTTGTGCTCGACCTGATCGCCGCGCACGATCAGGATCTGATCGGGCATATCGGTGATGACCATCTCGTCGCGGTTCGACGACACGGGCTCACCGTCGTCGTCCATCAGGAACCAGAACACGTCGCCGTCGAGCAGGAAGTTCGTCGCGTGCGCGCGCCAGAACTCCGCCTCGGTCTGCATCGGGTTCGGGTCCGCCAGCAGTTCGAGGATCGGGTGATCGTCGAGCGCCTCGATGTCCTTGTCGAGCGGGTCGCCTGGGAAGAGCTTGAATTCAAGCTGGCCGAACCCCGCGCGCTTCGCCTTCGCGCAGGCCCGGATCCAGACGTTCTCCTCGAACGGCTTCTCGGCCTTCTCCTTGTCGCCCAGCGAGTTGCGGATCGCGAAGCCGATGCCCGAGTCGAAGAACCCAGTCTCCCCGCCGTTCAGCATCGTCGTGTCGTATCGACCGGGGCCGTTCTTTCTGAACAGCGCGTTCCCGTCGTTGTCGAAGAAGCGGGGCGCGACGAGCCCCCCGCCGTTGCCGCCGCCAGCGTCGATCAGCTTCGCCTTGAGCCCACCGGGGGCCGGTCCCCTCTTCGGGACGCTCGCACGGTTCCATCGCTTGCGATTGGTACTGACCACGAACAAAAGTTAGAACGCGAACCAGTAGCGCGCAGCTTTTCGTCTACTCAGAAAGGGGTGCCCTTGGATAGTCACAATCAGAGCAGCGCGGGCAGGCCGAGGCTCGACGACAGTAGCATCAGGGACAAGCTCATTTCGATACGCTTGTCGTCCAGCGAACTCGCGCAACTCGCGCGGGTCGTGCCACCGAACAAGACCCTGTCGTCATGGATGCGTACGATGCTGCTGCGCATGGCGAACGACAACGAGGAAAGGGACCGATGACATACGAAACGATCGCGGCTCAAGACACACTCAGCGAAACGCGCGACAAGCTGAACGGGTTCACGACACGCACCATCCTCCTGCCCATGCGACGCTACCAGTGGAGCGCGGGCGGCACGTCCATCGGCCAGTCGGGCGACGCCGTCGTCGAGTCGTTCACCCTCGGCGACAAGTGCAACGGGCTCTTCATGTTTCCCGACGAGTTCGACGGCGCGGCGAACGCGACGATCAAGCTATACCTCGCGCCCGATACATCAGTCTCGGGCAAGCAGGTTTCGTTCGCCGTGGACGTCACCGCGATCAAGATCGGCAGCGCAGTCAACGTGGCAGAGGGAACGGTTCTGGTCACGGATCTCGTCGTGCCGAACACCGCGCACGAACTCTTCGTCGCGACGATCACGATCGACGCCGGGACGTATCTGAAGACAGCCGACCCCGACTTCCTCGGGTTGCAGTTCTCGTTCGAGCGCACCGCGCCGACGACCGCGCACAGCGGGGAGATATACACGCCCGCCGCGACCATCACCTACAGCATCGAGAGGTAGCGCCATGAGAGCAGGCAGCGCATTCGCCCCGACGACCCTCGCCCTGTTCGCGTTCGCGACGATGGCGCTGCCGATGTCCGCGCCCGATCCGGCGCGGGATCACTTCTGGCAGCAACGCGGCACGCTCGTCGACGTCGTGAAAAGGCCGGGCCACGTTGCGGAGTACCGCCTCAGCTTCGGGCCGCAGCAGTCGTACGAGGGCAGCGGCGGCGGGCTCGGCTTCGAGCGTCGCGTGTTCGAGAACGGGCTGACGTACATCGACCACGGCGAGCCGCCGTTCCGTCAGTGGCGCGACGAGTTCACGCAAGACGAACTCGACGCGTGGTCGGACGCCGGGCACGTCATCCCGAGCTACACCGCACCGATGCGCGTGCTGCATCCCGAGACGTACGCGATCATCCTGACGCAGCACCGTCGCGTCGAGAACGGCGACCGTGACTATCTGTTCGGCGGCGTGCAGATCGTGACGCGAACGCAGTACGAAGAGGCGTGCGAGTTCCTCGGGGTCGCGCCTTGATCCGCGCGCCCGCCTCCGTCGTCGTCGAGCGCATCCGGCAGATCGTGCAGCTACGAGACGACGGGCAGATCACCGACGACGAAACCCTGCGCGCCATCATGCGCGTGCTCACGAAAGGACTGGAATGAGAAAGCTACTCACGACGATCGTGCTCCTGATGCCGCTCGCATCCTGCAAGCTCAACGACATCGCGCGACCCGAAGACATCGCCGCAATCGAGCAGGCCGAGCAGGCGCGAGACGCCGCGCTCGTACTGCAAGACGAAGCCGAGGCCAGAGCGAAGGCGACCGCCGAGCGGTTGAAGGATGCCGTCGCGTCAGGCAACTCGCTCGCGTTCGACATGGAGCGCGTTCAGCTCATGGAGGAACTCGAACAGCTTGAGGCCGCGATCGCAGCAGCCGCCGCCGAGCAGGCGGATGTGCAAGCCGCGTTCACGACCGCGAAGGACAACGCGACCGTGCCGCTGCTCTCGGCGATCGCCCCGTTCGTGCCCGCACCACTCAAGCCGTTCATCCCCCTGACCTCGACGCTCGTCCTGCCGTTCCTGTTTCCGCGCGGACGCCAGAACATCAGGCGCGCGGTGAAGGGCGCGGCGAAGGGTAACGCCGCCGCCGTCATCCGTGGCGTGCTCGGATCCGTCGGCGCGATGCACACGGCGGGCTCGTCCGAGGATGTGCTCAAGGCGGCGGCTGCCGTACTCCGCAAGGAGAACGTCGAGAGCGGTGCGATGGAAGTTGAACTCGCAGACATCGCCGCGAGGATTCGCGACGGCAAGATCGACGCGGCTGCCGCAGCCGCCAAAGCGAACGCTGCTTGACGCGTCGACCCGAGGGAGGGCACACGGAGCGCGACCCGATACCGCCGCAACTCAGGATCCTGATCTGGATCATGCTCGGCGTGGTCGCGGTCCTCGCGCTCGTCGACCTCGCGAAGTAGAGCCCGACTTCTGCGCGGGCACGAAGAAGCCCCCGGCCCGGCACTCGCCGAGTCGGGGGCTTCTCTTTCTATCCGGCAGTGCGCGCAGCCCAGCCTGTCGCCTTGCGTACGTCCCGCTGCGCCCTCGCGAGCAACTTCTCGACCCGCGACGCCTCCTGCTCGTAGCGCTCGACACGCGCGCTCGCGCGGGCCAGCTTCTCGACCCATCGGTCGTGCGTCGACGTCGCCGCCTTCGATGCCGCGACGCGAGCCTTCGCCTTGCGCTTCGTCACGCCGGGCGTCGCGCTGTCGCGCAGCTTGCGCATGTCGAGCTTCGGCCAGCCCTTCGCGAGCGCCTTGCGCATCAGGATGCGCATCGTCTGATGCGCCTTGTCGAACTCGGGGCCGTGCGGCTTCGTGCCGGGGCGCTGCTCGTTGTGGCCCATCTCATGCGCGAACGTGCGGAGCCCGTAGACCTTGAAGGTCGCGTCGCGCACGGGCTTCTTCCCCGCGAGGTACGCCTTGCCGATCGAGCCGAACTGCGGTCGAGTGATCCAGAGCTGCCGACGCCCGTATGTGCCGTACCCGAGGTTCCCGCTCTCGCGGGTCATCGGATAGATGCGGGACTCTCTGTCCATCGCCTTCGCGATCGCGCGACACACCGCAACCCCGACGCGTTGATCGTGCGTCAGTGCGACGTGTGTCCAATCGCGCATCACCGACAGCGACTCGTAGATGTAGCGACCATCTTCGTGACGACCGGCGTACGTCAGTCCTGTCTGATCCTTCTTGCGTTGCTTCACCGGGTAGGTAATTTTCGCAGTCATGTCTCTCTTCTTTCGTGTTGTCAAAGTGGTGGTGCGTCGGGCGAACCGTTTCGCCCGCGCCTCTGAACCCATTATAACATTTGGGCACTTTTCACTTTTGCGGTTTGGGCTCGAACGGGAAGTTGCGACTCGCGGTTCGTCGAGTACGCGCCGAATGTAAGCGGTAAAGTTTTTTCAACTTTGTACGTCGGCGCGAATCGACGCGCACTCGCCGAACGACGAAGAGACGCCCCCGAGGTTTCGCGGTCCTCGGGGGCGTCTGGCGGCTTTCCTTCTGCGACGATCACTCCCAACCGCCGCCCGTCACACTCGGGAGTCACCGCAACGTGTGAGCGCCATCATCGACGTCAGCATAACCCAACCCGGCGCGCTTCGCATTCGCCCGCATCCCGTCCTTGGCCTTCTCGACTAACTGGCGTACGCGCTCGCGAGTCACGACGCCGATGCAGTCGTCGTGCTTGATCGACTCCAGCGTGCGTCCCATCACGATGTGCTCGTACGCCGCGTGCCGATGTCGCGGCTTCACGCCGTAGAACAGGCGGTCGATCATGTCGCGGAACTCGACGCCGTACGTCGTGTCTTCGAGATCGGCGTCGGGCTGCGCGACCGTCGCGAAGAAGTCGTCGCCCTCGTCGTCGCCACGATCGGGCGACGACACGCGCGCGGTCGCGTGGAACTGGTTGCCGCCCGGTGTCCCCGCCGCGTGTCGAATGAAGTCCCACACGGCACCGCGCACCTGCCAGTACGCGCACGTCGTCCACGCACCGCGCGCCGGATCCCATCGGTCCTTCGCGGCGATCAGCCCGACGCGACCTGCTTGCAGGAGGTCGTCGCGATCGAAGCAGACCCGATAGCGTTCGTGCAGCGCCCACGCGAAGAACTGATGCACGACGCGCTTCACGATCCGGTCGTGGTCGATCACGTCGATGTCGTCGGGGCGCGCCGGTCGCTTCGTCTTCACAACGATCTCGAACCGGGCAGGTACTTGCCCGTGCGCCTGTTCTTCTTCCACTGGCGCTGGGGCTGCCCGTGCGTCGTCTGCGCGGGTGCGCCCATCGTCGCGAACATGCCGTCGCTGTCGACCTCGCGGCAGAGCAGCATGAACATATCCCAGTCGTCGGGGGACCGCTTGTACCTCGCGCGTATGTCCTCCTTCTTCTCGATCGTAACCAGCGGGCCGAGCGGACCCATGTCGCGCTTGAACTCCGCCCACGTCGCCTGCTCCCAGACGTCGTGCATCTCCTCGGGCACGCGGAAGTATCCCTCCTGCAATCCGCGACGGACGACCCAGTGCATCTCGCCGCGCTGGTTCTTGAAGTACACGCCAGCCGTCAGGTCGCTGTACGAGCCCGACGGTCCAGCGCCGAAGTTCACGTCGTCGATCAGCACGCCACGCGACGCGAGGATGTCGCCGACGCCCACGATGCCCGAGCAGTCGACCGACGTGCGCTGCCCAGGTATCGGTCGACCGTCCCAGCGATCGGGGAACAGCTCCCCGAGTTCCTTGCCCCATCGAACGAGGCACGACGCGATCCACGTCGCGATCGTCACCTGCATCTCGCGGTCCTCCCTGTCAGCGCGGAACTCCTCCTTCGCGAGAAGCGTGCCGTCCCATCCGACGCCGCCGACACTCGGGTCGCCCGTCTCGCCGATGTCGAACGCCGCGCGCGGACCTCGCGGCCCCTCGGGATGGTTGCGGGTGATGAGCGCGGCTTCGAGGAACGCGCGCGGGCAGACCTTGTTCCTGCCGTCGCCGCGTCCGAACTGCCCGAGGTAGTCCGACAGGAACAGCGGGTCGGTCGGGTCGTACTTCTTCAGCGCGGCCTTGCGCGCTTCGAGCGACGTGATGTAGTACGGGATGTCGTCGAAGACCTCGTCGGCGGGGACCGGGTCGGGGAACATCTCCTCGGGGAACAGCGACAGCTTGATCGAGTGCCACTCGCTCCCCGGCTTGCACGCTCGAACGCTCCAGTGATCCTCGTCCATGCCCCTGAACGGGTTCATCACGGCGAGCACCTTGACGTTGCTCTTCGCGATCATGCCTTCGAGCATGCGCATAGATTCGTCGGGCACGCTCTCGGCCTCCTCGATCACAAGGAACAGCTCGCGGTCGCCCTTCACGTTGTCCATCGCCTCGATCCATTCGAGGTCTTCTTCGCTGAAGTCTTCGGCGTCCGCGTCACCGGGTACGACGAGCCCGCCGTGTCGACCCTTCATGAACTTCGGATTGTTCGACGCGATGCTGACGATCTTGTGCTCGTCGTCGAGACGCAGCGCGCGCATCGTGATCGTGTCCTTCCCCGTGACGCCTTGCAGGTGCGTGCTATCGGCTGCACCGCGCAACGTCCTCCAAGTCTCCGCGAGCGTGATGTCGCGCACCTGATCGAGCGTCGGGGCCGTGACGAGGATCGTCGACGGGCGCGTGTAGAAGAACGTCGGGATCGCGACAGCTCCCGCCGCGTGCGACTTCGACGTACCGCGCGCACCGCGAACGATCGTGAGCTTGTTCGCGAAGACGCTGTTGATGATCGCGCGCTCGCCTTCCCATAGCGTGATGTTGCCCGTGCGCGCGTGCTTGTGCCCGAGATGCTCCTTCGCGAACTCAAGCTCGCGGCCCTGGTATTCCGTGTACCAGATCCGCTCGGGGTCTTCAGTCCTCCGCGCCGGTTCCAGCAGCTTCGGTATCCGCGAGCGTAAGGCGTCCCCCCATGCACTCTCGATCAATCTCGACGATCCCGCGCTCTGCGTCATCTCCGTATACCCTCAGTAGAACGCCGATCATACGGCGGAACATCGCGCCCACCTGAGCGGTCGTCATCGTTTCGTGCCCGCGAATCTGAATCGACCAGAACTTCTCAACGCCCTGCTGGAATCGAGTCACCGTATCGACCAGCCGATCCATCGACCGATCGTGATCGAGCCCGCGTTGCAGCAGCGTGTCGAGTTCCTTCTCGATCTCCTTCGCACCGCTGTCGAGGTACGCCGCGCTCACTAGCTCGCGCACCTTCCCGGCCACGGCCTCGCGCCAGTCGATCGTGTCGTTCTCGTCCATGCGCTGCATCGCCTTCTGGACGACGACGTCGAGCGTCGCGAGCCCGCGTCGCAGGTTGACGAGTTCGTCGTCGTCGAGCGCGGCCTCGTACGCCACGCCGACGCGCTCGCCCATCGAGCGCCCCCATCTCGAATCGCCGTCATGCTGCGCGGGCTTCTGCCCCTTCGCTGCGACGCCGCCGTGGTAGTAACAGACGCCGCCCCTCGGCCCAGCCGGTCGACGGCAGCGCCCCGGCGTGCCGTCCTTCATCTTCGTCTGCTTCGAGTTCGCGGTGCAGCGCCCGTATGTGTACTGACGTACGATCGGCGACTCGTCGTACTCGCGAACGAAGCGCGGGTCGGTCGGCTTCTCGGGGATCGCGATGCCCGCGTCGGCAGCGGCCTCCTTGAGCTGACGCTTGCGACGCGCGGTCGTGCTGCCGCCCGCGTTCTTCTTCTTCGGCGTCGGGATCGTCTTCTGCTTCTTCGCCGCCTTGCGTCTCGCCTTCTTCTTCGGCGCGCGCCCGTTCCCGTTCGACTCGGGCTGCCCATTCCCGTTCGCGTTGTTCAACCTAGCCTCACCGATCCGATCAGAGCCGCGAGCACGTCGCTCGGGATATTGAGCGTGCCGTTCTGCCCGTAGACGAACGAGCACACGGTCAGCCACGAATCGTCGCCGTCGCGCTTCTCGATGCGACCCGCAGCCGGGTGCAGCTTCGGCTTCGGCTGCCCCTCGCGGGGCGGCTTGTCCCAGTACGCTGCGGAATGAATCACGCGGTGCTGCTCGCCGTTCACGACGAAGCCCGCGATTGATGTCTCTGACCTTGCATGTATTGCCATCGGTTCTCCTTACCAGTCGTTCGCGCTCATGTCGCCCTTGAGGTTTCCAAGCGCGGTGAAGACGACGCCGAACGCTTGCCGATACGTCGCTGCCCCGTCGGTTCGCACGCCTTGAATGCTCTGACCGCCCGGCGTCGTGTCCGTCGCCAGTTCCCACGGGTCGGCGTCGCCCGTCGTCGATCCGTC